CTTTGCCGTAAATCCTAATGTATATATCAATGCTCTACGTGTTGAAAAATCTCCTTCATAATCATCTTGAAAATTAATACTGTCTAAAACAATTGGTATATCTCTTTTCTCTCCAATGGATTTAACTAAATCAACTGTAAGATTGAATGATGGTTGAAAATATGGCAATATCTGTTCAATAATTTGTAGAGCATCATCATTTAATTTTGCAAGTATATTTAATTCAAATCCAATATTATATGGCACGGGCATAAAAACTTTTTTTACATTATTACCATCTGATGCTTTAAATGTTTGAGTGATTCCAGTTTTTCTCGATGAATCATATGAAACATTATTCATTTCAAAAGACATTCGAGGAAGAGTAATTCCAACTGGTTTATTTAAATCTGCTTGTTGTTCGAGTCTTGCTAAGAATTTTTGTGAAGGTCCGTATGCCAAAGGAACTTTTAATTCACTATAAGTATTACCTGATTTATCATCATGTCGAATACTAATAGCATTAAACAAGGTGCCAAAAGAAACAATTGTCTTTCGAATTATTTCATGATAGTAATAAGTTCCTAACATTAGAATGTACCAAATGGATTATTTTCTGAAAAATCGATGATATCATCTGCTTCTGTTTCGATTTCATCACTTTTATCATATTTATCAGCAAATTCTGCTGATTCTACAAAATCAACAGTATATTGTGCGGATGATGCAGATCCAACTATGGTATCACCAGCAACAAAAGTACCGTTTGTTGTTCCTAATTTTAATGTATTTGTTGTCACATTCCAAGATTTAACTCTTGCTGTTGCATTAGAAACTGAACCTGTAACAACCTCATTAAATTGATATGTTCCAATACCTGTTATTACTGGTGGAGGAGAAACCGTAGCAATTCCAGTACCACTTGTATATCCAATACCT